GTTGCTGTGAGCAATCCTGAACTTGGGTTGTAGTTGTACTTTGTAGAACTGACCAAAGTGGTGGCAAGATTGCCTGTGGTTTGATCTGCAAACAAAGGATAACGCACCGCATTTGTGGTGGTGTCATCGGTCACAGTCGCATAAGCCACAGGAGTTGTCCAAGTGGGTGCGCTTGCGCCATTGGAAGTCAGAACTTGACCCGCTGAACCCGTTGCACCCGACACAGCCAAAGTGCTGCTGAAATCTATTGTCGTGAATTTACCCGTTGATGCCGTAGTAGCACCAATGGACATATTGTTGATAGTGCCAAGGTTTGTCGGGGCAATCTCAATCGCACCCGTTCCTGTAGGCTTGATGTGAACATGGCCTGTCCCTGTGGGGCTAATGTCAATCTGAGCATTTGCGCCATTCATGTTTGTGGAAACATTCAATGTCAGATTGTCGCCACCACCACCGCCCCATTGAAGTTGAGCAGTGCCGCCAGCATTACGCAAAGCACCGCCACCAGAACCAGAAGCATCAAAATATGAACTAACAAACTTGGTTGTTGCCGTGATCGTTGTGCCTCGGACTGTGTTTGCCGTTGTCCCACCAATCGCAGGGGGGGATGACAAATCCAATGTGCCACCCAATGTCAGGTTGCCTGTGGTGGTTACTGTGCCACTTAGGGAAATCCCTGAGACTGTGCCTGTGCCACTAACCGATGTCACAGTTCCTGTGGAAGCATTTTTCCATGATGGGATGCCGCCTGTCAGAGTTAAAACTTGACCATTTGTCCCCGCAGCCAAGAAAGCTGTTGTGTCGGTTGCGCTTTGGTAGGGCAAAGAGCCTGCCGCACCACCCGCCAAATTTGTGGCTTTTGTTGCTGTGGTGGCAGTAGCCGCATTACCTGAGATTGATCCTGAGATCGTGTTTGTCACAGTCAGATCGCCAAGAGTCCCAAGCCCTGTAATGCCTGAGTAACTTCCTGAAAGCCTAGCACTGTCAATCGTGCCACTTGTGACTTGCGTTGCCGCTATTGAAATGCTTGTGCTTGCCGCCAAAGTCAATTGACCTTGAGCATTTACAGTGAAAGTGGCAACTTGAGATGATGAACCATAAGCAGCCGCTGTGACCGCTGTGTTGGTGATGCTGAAAGTGTTGCCTGTCAGCGTCAGTCCTGTTCCCGCAAGGTAAGAACCCGCACCCGAAAACTGTGACCAAGGCATTGGGGTCACATTGATTGTGCCGCCTTGATTGGCAGTTGAAACCCATCCTGTGTCGGCTAGGGTTGTGCCTGATTCAATAAAAGTAAACGCTGATGGCACTTCAGCCCATGTGTTCATGTCGGCTGATCTTGCCCAAGCGGTGCTAGACGCAACATAAATGCCGTTGAATTGGCTGCTTGCCTGATTCTTGACAAGAATCCGATCACCCGCTGTCAGGCTCGATGTCCAATCACCACCCGCCTGAACCGCCAAACCCGACAATGTAATGTCAGCAGTTGTGGAATATACGCATGAAGCCTTGACATCAAGACCTTGTGCAACCGAATCCACATAGCCCTTGTTGGCAATGTCTGTGTCGCCAACAGGAGTGGTTGCAATCGTTCCTGTGATGGTCGCAATGTTTGTAAAGGTTGCGTTCTCAGGGCCATAGAAAGGCGTTCCCGCTGGCCCAACAAAGTATTGGAGGGCAAACGATGGTTCAGGGGCAAAAACACCCTGAACGGGGACAATGTTGGTTGTCTGAGTGACAGCCGTATTGTTAGCCATTATTCGAAATAAACAGTGACGCTTGCTGTGCCGCTAATGACAACATACAAACCATTTTCACAGTTGATGCCATCATAGAAGTTCATGTTCGTTGCCGCTGTCAGGGTGTAGGTGTCAATGATCTTGACATCTGTGCCTGGGGTTTGGGCATCGTACACAGTGATTGTCGGTGTACTGGTCACGCTACTGCAAAAAATGCCTTTTAGTTTGCCAGGCTGATTCTTCACCAAAGTGGTAGCGGAAATCTGTGAATAGTTGGACATGATGATCCTTTGCAAAGGTGATTAAGTTTAACGATTTTTGAGCCAATTTCCAAGATGTCCTTGGAACATTTTGTGTCCAGTGTGTCCCATGTGCATTTCAGGGTCAATCCACACTTTCCCGCCTATTTTGCGCCAGCGGATGCAAAAACTATAGTCCTCGCCCCACTTGTAGTCATCCTCAAAAATATGGTCAAAAAGAGGATAAAAACGCTTCTCACTGTCTGCCTCATATTTGTGGCTCTCAGGGAAAGCCTCAATTAGTTTGGCAATGCAGTTTCGTGAAATCTTTAAAAAGCCCGTTGGAACGGCTTTGACTTCCAACAATCCTGTCTCAGGATTTGCCCACAATTCTTCTTTTTCTAGGTAGTGGACAGCGTATTCGATGGGGTCTTTGCGTCTTGGATAGATACCCGCCACCAAATCTTCAGGGGCATCGATCAGTTTGAGCAATGCACCCGCTTCCCATGACACATCGTTGTCAATAAATATCAGTTGATCACAGTCAGATTCTTCAAAGAACTTGGTCGCTGTGATACTGCGGGAGTCTGCAATTAAAGCGTTGCCAATGTCATCCACAAAGGTGTAGGTGTCGCCCCTTTTTAGGAGTGAAGTTATATCTGTAAACAGACACCGCATTGTTCCCATGTGAACCACGCCCGTGTAGGCTGGCATTGCAATCATTATGTGCATTTGTTCTCCAAATAAAAAAGCCACCCCCCGATGTGGAGAGTGGCCTTATCCATCAATTCACATTAAGACGTAATGCCAATGTTCTTGATAGCGGTGATGATGGCGTTCACTGCCGCAACTGTTTCAGCAGTTGAGGGTGCTGCTGTCAATGCGGTGATAGCACCAGCACGAACAACGGGGGTAATGCCATAAAAACCGACTTTGCCGCTAACAGCGCCCAATTGGACACCATCGGAAGCACTACCATTCATTAGGTAGTTGACTGTTTGCGTACTTGCTGCGCCTGGATTAGCCATGATGCGTTTCCTTCCTAGTTAATTAAGCTGCAACTCGGCAAGCGAGTTCAGGATACAGAGGGGCCCAGCCGTACAACACATCCACACGGGTGGGGATAGAGTCGTTATTGATGGTGTATTGACGAACGACACGCATTGACAAGCCAAGTTCCTTATCGGAAGCACGACCAGCAAACACAACGCCATCAGGCAATTCCAAGTCAGCAGTAGCCAAGGTGAAAGCATTTTTGTGCATCACCAAGTTCTGTGGGGACACAGTACCAGCTTTGTTGAATGGAGTCACAACAGCAGTGGTGCTTGTTGAACCAATGATGGTCACGTTTTGGAACTGACCGCCTGTGATGATCGCAGGAGAAACAGTAACAGAAGTGCCGCCACCAGAAGCAACAGTCGTAGTTGCAGTCACAACGAAATTACGCAGTTTGCCAGAGCCGTAAGCAGAACGATTCTGTGGGTTAACAGCGTACACGCCAGCGATCTGGATAACGTCACCCTGATTGAGGGTAGCAGTACCAGCAGACGACACCAAAGTGATCGTAGAAGTTTGCGCCCAACCAGAAGTCAAAGAACCAGTGAAAGTGGTGGTGTTGGTGGAGAGGGTGTCGGAGTATGAACCAAATGTTTGGTTCACAACGTTCTGATCCATCTTCCAGTTCATACCAGCAGAGTCACGGCCCATCATGCCTTTTTGGTATTGCTTGCCAATCACATCGGATGGAACAAACAAACCCTTCAAGCTGTCCACAATGGTTGCGCCTGTGAAAGGCTCAACGATGCATGAACGACGACCATCACGGGGTGCGCCCTCTGAGTCCAAGTAAGCACCAGCGGTCAAGTAGGTGAGCAAGGATGTAGGAGGAGTGCCAGCAGTACCAACGATGTTGGCGGTGCTGTTCTTAGCCATTGTCAGACCATCAAAGTCAATCTTGTTGGCTACGGCTGCGACAGCGGGCTTCAACACACGATCAGAGAACTGATCAAGGCTCAAAGCCAAGTCTTGTGTGGTGAACTGTGTGTCAACGTGGAACTGAGTGGACAAAGTAACGGGAACAGAAGTCTCGTTAAAGTCCTCAACGTTCAATGCAGGGCCAGAAGTACCGATGAAACGGCCTGGTCTGCGAACGTTCAGTGTGTTACCGATCTTTGCGCCTGAAACAGCGAATTGATCATCATAGTTGCGGTCAACTTCGCTAGAGAAAGTCAACTCGTTTTCCAAGACCATCAACGCTTCGTTGGTGATCATGGAGATAGTAAGCAGATTATTGCTCATTTTATTTCCTTAAAAGAATGGGTTTATGTCAGCGGATTCGCCCTGCAAGTCTAGCCGCTTTCCAAGCCTGATACGAACCATGAAAATTCCCATCGGAAGTCAGATTCACATCACGCCCATTAGCCGCAGACCTGATCGGATTAATCGGTGCTGGCGCTTTACTTTTCCCAACAACAGTCTTTGTCTGAGTCTCGGCTTTTTCAAACTGAGCCTCCAATCTCCCAATAGTTCTCAATGCGGATGTGACTGTCATGCCTTGCAGTTTTTCAGCCAATTCGGGATTCTCAGCCAAGTGATACAGCACTTGAGGGCCAACTTCTGATTCAAAGATTGCATCACGCACTTCGTTGCTCACAACAACATCGGCTGACCCAACCATTGCCTCAAAATCAGGCATCTCAGCTTTGGCAGATTCAACTCGCTTTGCCCAAGTGTTGATCACTTGTTGCCTTTGAGCCTCTACTTTGGCTTGTGCTTCCTTTTGCTTTTCTTCCGCTAATCGCTGATCCACTTTATAGTCTGTCAATGCTTTCGCATATTCATACATATCAGTGAACTGCTCTGGTCGGGGTTCTTCAGACGCTTCAACCTTTTGGGGTTGAGTTCTGCCTTCCAATTCCCTGACCTTGGCTTCCAAAGATTCCCTTGCTTCACGTTCCCGCTGGGCTTCTGCCCTTGCTTCCTCACGTTGCTTGGTTATCTTCTCAAACCGAATTTCCAACTTAGGATTTCGTTTTCGATCCTCTGTTGCTGTCGCTTCCTCTGACGCTTCAACTGGTTCACTCTGCCCATTATCGACCTCTGGCGGCTCTGCAACTGGTGCAGCCTCGCTAGGCGTTGAATCAGCTAAACCCATTCTCTTAGCGTTAAATTCAGCTAAATTTTCACTTGTCACCACAGTAGTGGAGACCTTTGGTTGTGCAACTTGCACTTCCTGAACTTCTGACATTGAGTTTCCTCAAAGAATTTTCCCAGTGAGCCTCACTGGTAAGGTTTGAGTAATTATTTACCCTAATTCATTATCTGTCAATTATTGTTGCATTAATGGGTTTTGACCTTGATCGATGTCCATTGCAGCAGTCACCGCATATTGCTGTTGTTCAGCGTTCAGGCGGTCGATCTCAGCCAACAATTGATTGGGTGACATTCTTGCAATAAGCATTTTGACCAAGGCATCAATCTCAGTCTTATTCTGAGAAGTAATCGACCTAGTGTTTTGATCGTTGACCTTAACTTCAGCCATTGTCTCGGTGTTGTGCGCTCTTGCGGTGACTTCCATGAGTTTGCGCTGTGTAGCGCCTTGCTCTTTGATCTGAGCCACTTGCGCCCGATTGTTGATCTCAAGACCAGCGGCTTGCAATTGTTGCTGCAACTGCTCAATCATCTGCTTAGACTGAGCCAACTGCATCTGAACTTGCGGTGGAATATCAGACTGCTCATCAATGTTAGC